GCCAGACAGCGCGAGGGACCAGTAGTTACAGGAACGCGGCGACACAATCGCTTGTGAACCAGGACTACTCGGGTTTGCTCTACGACTCGACGATTCAAGTCGCTCGAAAGTCCAGCGTTCGCGCTGGGCTGTTGTACGAGTGGCGGGAAGAAGTGGGCCTAACGGACCACTGGGGATTTAAGTTGTCGGATCTCCCAAGCGCTGCTTGGGCTCTGATGCCTTTGTCCTTTGTCGTTGATTGGGTGGCTAACGTCGGGACCTTCGTCTCGGCTATTACCCCCAGGGCAGGGTACAACCAGTTAGCGGAGTGGACCACCACCACGGACGAGCTCTTAGTGACTGTTCAGTCGAACAATTACAGAGTAAACGTTACAGGGTGGTCAACCTCGCGGGCTGGGGAGTCGTTGGCAACTTACCTTGTGCGTACGGTCCAGCGGACCCCGCACTTGCAGTTGCCGTCGTTGGAAATGCGTGGGTTTGACACCCTGCGCAATGATGCCTTGAGGCTACTGGACCTCATTGGCATTTTCCAACAAAAGCTAGGCTCAGTCGCTAACTCTGCTGTCGCGAGACGGGCAGAGCGTGAATGGGCGGAGAAGTACGCCGGCCGGGTGGCCGACAGACTTACCCACACTCCTAGCGGTGGCCGTGCTTCGTGGCTTAAAACCCACGGGGTTTCAATCTCAACGTAGCATTTCGCTACAAATCTAAAGGGTTATCCTTTCTCATGACTATCACTATCAACACCAAGGTGTACGATCAAGACGTCGCCGCTTCTCCGAACCAGATGCCCTACACGGGCCCTGGCAACACCCTGTCGGTGAAGGACCGTATGGACCTTTACCGGACTCCGCCCAAGGCGAGTCCTACCTACAGTGGCGTTGGTCGGAGTCGCATCAAGCTGACGCGTACACTGGCCCTGACTGGTGCTCTGACGAGTACTGGTGACGCCATCGGCGACATTAATTTGTCGTTTCCGGTCGGTGCGTCGAGTGCTGATGTCGATACTTTCATGACGGACCTGTCCGCGGCAGCTGCCGCGGCTTGGGCCAAGCTTCTCGCGAAAAACCTGGACATCACGCATTGACATGCGGGACCAGGGCGCGCTGCTTGGCTGTCTAGCACTAGGCCTCACAGCCTTTGTGCTAGTCGTCCGTACGGACATTGCACATCCCGTGCAAGATCCGTTTTATCTGAAAGATGAAAGACGTTATGTCCCTCACGCACAAAATCCGGGGCTTAAAGCCCCTGAAGCTGACCGAACGCGAGAGTTTGTTCCTATGGAGGAACTGCCTCGCGATAGCAATCTCCGATAACGACTACAGCGTTAGTTTACAGGTTAGGGTCCTCCTTGATCTGAAATTGCGTGAATACGCAGACTTGCTGGAGTTGGCTGATGAGCTGTCGCAGACAGTGTATGCGACGCCTAGGGAACACTTCCTGGCTCATCAGTTGTCATCACTCATCCGGAAATATCCGGCCCTCCCCGGGCTTGATATCGACCCACTAGCCAACGCTCAGGCGACTTTTATGTCAGCAGAGTGGCGGTGTAAATGGGTCAACCGGCGTCTTAGTGCACTCATGCACCGAGATGTTCAGCCTTACGCGCGTGAGCGCGATGAAGCCCGTAAATGGATTAGGTACGTCTTAGCTGACCGTACCGTGCGCGACCCGGAAGGGCCGACTTGCACATTTCCGTTTGACGAGCTCTGGGGTGAGTGTGACTTTACCGGAGGCGCGTCCTTAGGTGTGCACGGATCCGCAACGCATCTACTTGCAAAGCTCACGCAATGCAGTGGTGATGGGTGGACCGTGTCCCCGAGGGCGCTTCCGATGGCGGCGCGAGCCGTCTGGGAAAATGCCCAGATGAGAGAACTGCTTCTCCGTGAGGAGAGTGGAGCGTTCTACTCGGTCGATGAACGAGAGTTCATCGATAGGTTCCTTCTAAGCGTCAGCCTTACGGGCTATAACAAAGTTGGTTACGTCCCGAAGACAGCGAAGACCCATCGGTCAATAGCTGTCGAGCCCACGCTCAACACCTTCCTCCAAAAAGGTGTGGACATGCTCATGCGAAAGCGCCTTAAGCGCGTTGGTTTAGATCTGAGCGATCAGTTCAGGAATCAGCGCCTGGCGTTTCAGGGCTCCCTTGAGTGGGAGCATCCTGATAGCTACTGTACCATCGACTTGTCAAGCGCGAGCGACACCATCTCAATCGGTGCCGTTTATGACCTCCTCCCTGAGGAATGGTTTGAAGTGCTTGACTCGTTACGCTCCCACTTCCGTGAGGAAGAGGGGGGGGTGGTCAGATACGAGAAGTTCGTCACCATGGGCAACGGCTTCTGCTTTCCCCTGCAGACGATGATCTTTTCCTCACTTTGTGTTGCCGCGTATGCGTTGGAAGGGCGTCAGCCCGACTTTCGCGTATACGGTGACGACATCATCGTGCGGAAATCTGTTTTCGCTAGAGTTATGGAGCTCCTAAAGTTCTATGGTTTCAAAGCAAACAGACGGAAAACCTTCAGTGAAGGTCCCTTTCGTGAGTCATGCGGTGCAGACTGGCACTCGGGGCAGAACGTGCGACCATACATCTTCGACAACCCGCTGGATTCACTTCAGCGGATCATGGGGATGCACAACCAAACGCTACGGTCTGACTGCGACTATGTCGAACCATACTTCCAGGGCGTACGCGACTTCTTGTTCGCGTACGTTCCGGAGGAAACACGGTTCGTCTCGTACGTAGACCCCTCCGTCGAAGTTTCGGGAGAAACTGTTGACGGAGCATTCTGGGTTGCCCAGGATATAGCGCTCGCGAGCCGGTTCACACGATGGAACCGGTATACGCAATCGCTGAGCTACGTGAGATTGCAGGCTACGCCTGTGGTTGATCAACAGCTCACGCGGGATCCAGTTCTGTCTGAGCTGGGTTACCTTATGGCCGCATTGCGAGGTGGTACCTCGCGATCAACGTTCACACTCCGCTACGCGGAGCGCTACAAGCCCGTCGTGGTAAATCCTGAGAGGGACTACCCGACGAGACTTAGACCTCCTGTGAAGGAGGTGTGCTTTGCTGACGTGGAAGCCAAC